GGCTACTGATGAAAACCAAAGCCGAAAAGAAGATCAGCAAGGTCATGCGCGAGTTCAAGGCGGGTGAGCTGAACTCCGGCAAAGGTGGCCCGATTGTCAAATCCAAGAAACAGGCAGTGGCCATCGCCCTGTCGCAAGCTGGAAAGGCGAAAAAGAAATGAAAACGCCCGCCTGGCAACGCAAAGAAGGACAATCCAAGACCGGAGGCTTGAACGCCAAAGGTCGGGCGTCTTATAATGCGTCAACCGGCGGCGATCTCAAAGCCCCCGTGAAGTCGGGCGACAACCCTAGACGGGCCTCCTTTTTAGCACGCATGGGCAATATGCCTGGGCCTGAGATGAAAGACGGTAAGCCCACCCGGCTGCTCTTGTCTCTGAAGGCTTGGGGCGCATCGTCCAAAGAGGACGCCAAGGCCAAAGCCAAGGCGATCTCCGCAAGGAACAAGAAATGAGACCAGTATCTGTCGGCATCAATCCCACCGCTGGGACGACCACCACGATCTACACCGTGCCGACGGGTTACTACGCGCTGTTCAATCTGCTGTACGTCCACAATACAGGCGTTAACAACAAGTTTCTGACCGTGCAGTGGTTTGACGCCAGCGCAAACGCGGCAATCGACATCTTGACGCAAGTGCCTTACACATCCAAGCAGTACACGCAGTTCAGCAACGCCTATGTTGTCTTTGAAGAAGGCGACCAACTGCGCGTCACGCCCGAGTCCACCAGCTCGTTTGCGATCATTGCCACCTTTGAACAAATCGGATTGACACGCCAATGACCTACCTTCAACTCATCAACGATGTGCTGGTTCGGCTGCGCGAAACGCAGGTGTCGTCCAGCACGGAAACGACCTATTCGACCCTGATTGGCAGGTTCATCAACGACGCCAAGCGCCAAGTTGAAGACTCTTACGGTTGGAACGTGCTTGGCCAGACGGTGACGATCACCACGACACCGGGCACGTACATCTATTCGATGACGGGCGCTGGTCAGAAATTCCAAGTGATGGACGCCCTGAACACCACTGCAAACGTGGGGATGCAAAACATCAGCTTTGTGCAGATGAACCGCTTTCAGAACCTGGTGCCCGCGATCAGTGGCATCCCAGAATACTACGCATTTGACGGCGTGGACGGCAACGGCGACACCAAGGTGGTGTTGTACGCACGTCCGGATAACGTCTATGTTCTCCCATTCGCTCTAACTGTGCCCCAAGCCCCGCTGTCTTCGGACAACACGCTGGTACTGGTGCCTGACGTACTGGTGGTGCAAAACGCCTACGCCCGTGCTCTGGTCGAGCGCGGAGAAGATGGCGGCCTCAACAGCTCTGAGGCTTACCAGTTGTACAGATCCATGCTGGCCGACTACATTGCGCTGGAGAGCACCCGCTATCCTGAAGCGCAGGAGTTTGTAGCGATATGAGCCAAGCCCTTCAGACCGCAAGCATCTCAGCGCCAGGCTTTTTTGGCCTGAACACGCAAGACTCGCCGCTGGACTTGGCGCAGGGCTTTGCCTTGGTCGCAACGAACTGCATCATTGATCAGTACGGGCGCATTGGCTCCCGCAAGGGCTGGTCACGGGTCAACTCGTCGTCCGGCGCTCTTGGGGCCAATGATGTGGGCGTCATCCATGAGCTGGTGCAGTCTGATGGCACGCTGACGATACTGTTTGCGGGCAACAACAAGCTGTTCAAGTTGGACGGCTCCAACGCCGTGTCCGAGCTGACCTACGGGGGCGGGGGTACCGCACCGACGATCACGGCCAGCAACTGGTCAGTGGCTTCGCTCAACGGCATCACCTACTTCTTCCAGACTGGCCACGATCCGCTGATCTTTGACCCAGCTGTCAGCACAACAACCTACCGCCGCGTGAGCGAGAAGTCTGGCTACACAGGCACAGTGCCTGCGGCTAATATTGTTATCTCTGCCTTTGGCCGCTTGTGGGTTGCAGACACGGCTACCGACAACGTAACCGTGTCGTTTTCTGATTTGCTGGCAGGGCACATCTGGACAGGCGGCACCGCAGGCACACTGAACATCGACCGTGTGTGGCCAAACGGCTCGGATGAGATCACTGGCTTGGCCGCCCATAACGGCTTCTTGATCATCTTTGGCAAGCGTCAAATCTTGGTATACGCCAACGCCACGACGCCAGCCACGATGTCGCTGCAAGACACGGTGGGGGGCATTGGCTGCATCGCCCGTGACTCTATTCAGTCCACGGGCAAAGATGTGTTGTTCTTGTCCAATTCGGGCATCCGATCGTTTGCCAGGACGATTGTTGAGAAGTCGGCCCCGCTGGGCGACTTGTCCAAGAATGTGCGCAGCGATTTCATGGGCATTGTGGCTGGCGAGACACTGGCCAATATTAAGTCGGTGTATTCCGAAGCCGAGGCGTTCTATCTTCTGACGCTGCCTTTGGTGAAAGAAGTGTATTGCTTTGACACTCGCGTGCAGTTGCAAGATGGGTCGTTTCGCGTCACTAACTGGAATTCTATTGAGCCAACGGCGCTGCTCTCGCGGCGCAACGGCGATGTGCTGATCGGCAAGAACGGTTACCTTGGCAAATACGGCGCATACCAAGATTACACGTCGGCGTACAGGATGCAGTACTACACCAACCACGCTGATCTTGGCAATGCCAACGTCACTTCACTGCTTAAGCGGCTAAAGGTGGTGGTAATCGGCGGCACAAACCAGTTTGTGACCATGAAGTGGGGCTTTGACTTCAGCACCAGCTATTTGTCGGCCAACGCGCTAATTCCGACTCAGGGCATTTCTGAATATGGCGTTGCCGAGTATGGCGCTAACGCCACGGTAATTTCTCAATATTCTGAGGGTGTGGCCTTGCAAACTTTATCGGTCAGCGCAAGCGGCAGCGGTAAAATTGTCCAAACAGGCTACGAGACCAACATTAGCGGCGCTGCGCTGTCCATTCAGCGCATAGAAATCCAATCGAAAGACGGGAAAATGTCATGAGCAATTACACACAGAGCACGAACTTCGCCACCAAAGACGCGCTGCCGTCTGGCGACCCGTTGAAGATTGTCAAGGGAACTGAAATCAACACGGAGTTTGTCAACATTTCTGTGGCCATTGCGACCAAGGCCGACCTGTTGTCACCGACTTTTACTGGCACGCCCGCACTGCCGACAGGCACGACTGCGGTGACGCAAAGCGCCGGTAACAACAGCACCGCGCTAGCGACCACGGCCTATGCCGATGCGGCAATCACAGCCGAACGCACTGCCACAGCTACGCTGACCAACAAGACGCTGACCAGTCCTACGGTATCCAGCCCCACAATGACAGGCACACCAGTGGCCCCCACCGCTGCTGTGGACACCAACACCACGCAAGTGGCGACCACTGCTTTTGTTGTGGCACAGATTGCTGATGATGCGCCCACAAAATCAGGTACAGGCGCGGTTGGTAATTGGGGCATCAACGTCACGGGAAACGCTGCGACAGTCACGACAATCACAACCACTCAAGTGGCAAACGCCACGGCGGGCGTTACCGCTGGCGGTGTTGGTACATACATGCTGGCGAGATACAACAGCACCCCTACGATTGATTTTGGTGTCACCGTTGCAGGCTCTGATTTGACCCCATCTAACGCTACCGGCAATAACGTCGGATCGGCTGTCACAGGAACATGGAGATGTATGGGTTTTGTGGGAACAGGGACTTCAGCTAACTTAGTCACTTTGTTTTTGAGAATTTCATGATCACCCACCACTTCAGCGATGGACTGTACGCCAAGGAGTCCGCATTCGCGGCTGGCACGGCCATCCTGAAGCACACGCATGACTTCAGCCACTTGTCGATCCTGGCTGCGGGCAAGGTAGCGGTGATGAAGGGTGAAGAGATAGAAGTCATTGAAGCGCCAGCTTGCATTGAGATCAAGGCTGGTCTGACGCACGGCGTCAAGGCGATCACGGATTGCGTTTGGTTTTGTATTCACGCCACCGACGAGAAAGACCCGTCAAAGGTGGATGACGTTTTGATTGGAGTTTGATATGCCTATTACAGCAGCCTTAATTGGTGGTGGCGCTTCTTTGTTGGGCGGTTTGTTCGGCGGCAATTCAGCCAAAAAAGCCGCGCAAGCGCAAGCAGCCGCGCAAGAACGCGCCGCGCAACTTGCCGCTGAAGAAGCCCGGTTCCGTCCGGTGGGCGTCACAACCCGCTTTGGCGCGTCACAGTTCCAGACCGACCCCCAAGGCCGCGTTTCTGGCGCAGGTTACACGCTCGACCCACAGCTCAGAGCTATGCAAGACCGCTTCTTGGGTCTGGCAGGCGGTGGACTGACGCAAGCCGAGCAGGCGCAGCAGCAGTTCGCGCCTTTGCAAGGCGCGGCGCAGGGTCTGTTCGGTCTCGGACAGCAATACTTGGCGCAGTCGCCAGAGCAGGCCGCGCAGCAGTATATGTCGCAGCAGCAAAACCTCTTGGCCCCAAGCCGTGAGCGCCAGTTTGCGCAGCTCCAGAACAACTTGTTCAACACAGGCCGTGGCGGCTTGGCCGTTGGGGCCACAGGCGAGCGCCCAAGCGGCGCGGCAGGTCTGGGCGCAGCCAACCCCGAGATGGAGGCGTATTACAACGCCATCGCCCAGCAAGACGCGCAACTGGCTGCGGGTGCCCAGCAAGCGGGCATGGACCAAGTTCGTTTTGGTGCCGGTCTGTTTGGCACGGGAGGCAACTTGCTCACGCAAGGCTACGGCGGTCAGACGGCTGCGCTTGACCCGTACAAAGCCTATTTGGCCGGGGCCACTGGTTTGGAAGGCTTGGGCCAGCAGTCGCTGGACATGGGCATCAACCTTGGTGCCAAGGGCCAGAGCACCGCAGGGGCCAACGCGCTCTTGCAGGGCTACGGCAACGCTGCTCAGTCGATGGGCGCGGCCAACGCCTACAATCCGTTTGCCACAGCGTTGGTGGGCGCATCGCAAAACCCTGCGCTGATGCGGAGTGCGGCTGGAATGTTCGGCCAGCAACCATTCTCAGGCACCGCGATCATGGGCCCAACGAGCATGTCGCAACTCGACTATGCTTCTCTGAGCGGCTACTAAGGAGTAAGACATGGCAGAAATTGTGCAATCCCTGTTCGGCGTTTCGCCGGAGTCTTACCAGATGGCCCAGCAGCAGCGTGCGGACCAGCAGGCTATGCAGTACGCCCGGCTCGACCCGTTCCAGCAGGCAAACTTTGCCATTGGCCGTGGGGCTAACATGCTGGGCGGCGCTATCGGCGGCGCTTTGGGCGGCCAAGACCCCGAGTTGCAGCGCATCACCATGCGCCAGCAGATCGCGCAGCAGATCAACCTTACAGACCCCGCCTCTATCCAGCAAGGCATGGCAATGCTGCAACAAGCAGGCGATACCGCAGGCTTGCAGCAGTTGGCGCAGATATACCGCCAACAGCAAGAAAGCGGCGCTTTGATTAACCAGCGCAACGCTTCCGCACAGGCGTCCATAGCGCAAGCAACGCGAGAGCGCGCGCCGCCCGCCGCGCCTGAAAAGGTGCAGTTGGCCAGAGCAGTTGCAGCGTTGTCAGGTTTTGAGCCAGACACGCCTGAGTACAACACTGTGTACGCCGCCTCGTTGAAAGACCAGATGGCGCCTAAAGAACCTAAAGGCCCGGCGTTTGGTACTGACCGCGAGGCCGTGTCCGCAGAGGTTTACAACAAGCCTTTTGCGGAGCTTACGCCTACTGAGCGCGCTGTGGTCAACAAGCGCGTTGAAGACGAAGGCGGTCGTAAGGCTGAAAAAGGAGCCGCCAAGTTGGTGTTGCCAGGCGAGAAGGCGCTGGTGGACATTCCTGGTTTCCGCGCAACGGTCCAGAAGACCATTGAACCTCAGTTAAAGGCAGTGGACGCTGCCGACAATGCGTTGGTCAACATCCAGAATTCGATTGATACCGGAAACTTCGCGTCTTACCGTGCCGCGCAGGTGCAATTTGCCAAAGCTATCGCTGGCGCAGGCGACTTGAGCCAGAAAGAATTGCAGGCCGCAGGGGCTGACCCAGCGTTGCTGGGCGGTACAGCCGATTACTTGTCGCGCTTGTTCACCTCAACGCCGACAGTGGACACGCAAAACAAGATTAAAAGCACTTTGCAGGCTATCAAGAAAGTGTCTACAGACAAGGCCAACGTCGAGATTGAGTCGCAGCGCAAGATCGCCCTGCGCAACAAAGGCTACGATCCAGAAGCGGTTAATTTGGCGTTGAGCTTTCCTCAATTCTCAGCCGCCCCTGCTGCTGCTCAATACGCCACTAACCCAAAGACCGAAGAACGTATCATGTCTACTGACGGCGGCAAAACATGGACTTCAGTGAGGTAACAGCATGGCACTACCAGCAGGATTTGTTTTAGACCCAGAACCCGCGCAGTCTTCCGCGCTGCCTTCTGGTTTTGTTCTGGACCAAGAGAGTGCAGCGGCTGCGCCCGTAGGCGACTATAAAGTTGAAGCCGCCCGCAAGGGCTTGGCGGGTACGGTAGGCGCGGTGGCTGGTATTGGCAACGTCGTGTCCGAGACGCTGTCCAGCCTGGGCATCAACCCGCTGGACATCTCCGCAAAATTGGCCAGCTATCTGACGGGCAATCAGCAGCCCGCGCAGCGGACACCCGAGCAGGCTGCGCAAGCGTACCAGACCGGGCGTGAAGCCGTGCGCCAACCGCTGATGCAAGCGATGGGCAGCACAGGCGCTCAACCACAGGGCGGTGGTCAGAAGATGATCGCTGCCGGTATTGAAGCCGCCGCGTCGCCTGAGTCGTACCTGTTCCCCGCGCTGGCTGCAACGCGCCGCATGGGCATGTTTGGCCAAGCGGTTGCACGCCCCGGCGAGCAAGTCGTTATCGGCGCCGGTGCTGAAGGTGGCGGCCAAGCTGGCGGCGCGTTTGGCGCAAAGGTGGGCGGCGAGACAGGCGCAATGGTCGGTCAGATCACCGGCGGCTTGCTTGGTGGCGCTGGCTCGGCCTACGGTGCGGGCACTGCGTTGAAGGCGACGCCGTTGGTTGGCAAAGGTTTTGACGTGGTCAAGGGTCAGTGGGACAAAGTGCGCGGCACAGTCCCCGAGGATGAACTGCTCAAAGATGTGGACAACCGCATCAGCAACATCTTCATCGCGGCAGGCGCTGCCGATCCTAACTTCATGAAGACGTTGACCGACGCCGCTAAAGCGCAGCAAGGCGTATCTCTCAAAGCGCCCGGCGGCGCTAGTGTGCAGATGCCCGTGTCTGCCCTGCTGGCCGACAACCCGGTCATCAACAACTTTATCCAGAACTTGTCGTCGCGCGATCCTGTGTTCCGCGCTCAGTACGGCAACCAGTACGAAGCAGCCAAGTCTGCTCTGCTGCAAAACCAGATCCGTTTGTTTGGCGACCCAAGCAAGGCCATCGTCACGGCAACTGGCCCTGATCTGGTCAAGGCGCAGGCGCGCAAAGTCCGTTCGTTGGACGAGCAGATTGCCGACGCTTACAAAAGCCAGTCGATTGATCCAAACGTGTTTGGCCAGCGCGTGTCCAACTTGGTTGCGCAGAAGGAGAAAGCGGCCTACGCCGAGGTCAAGCCGCTGTACACCGAGGCGTTTGACATCGCCAAGACTAAGAATGTGGAGCTGCCTGCCGGGTCGGTAGACGACATCTACAACTTTGTGGCTGGCGAGCGCGCGTCTGACGTGTTCAAGACGTTCCCTTCCATTTACAGCCGGGTTCAGTCGCGGTTCAAGCCCACGGCTACCGAGCCAAGCGCCATCCTGACCGCTGAAGGCGCGCCAATGACGCCAGGCGGCAAAGAGTTCAGCGCCGCTACGATCGAGGACTTGGACTCGCTCAAGCGCGAGATCAACCGTCAGTTGAGCAAAACCGACGTGCCCACCGACATCCGACTGCTGTCGGAGTTGAAGGCGCGCGTCGGCGGCCACATCGACAATCTCGACCCTGACTTTGTCACCGCCTATCGCAACGCCGACAAGGCGTATCTGCAAAAGGTCGGCCTGCCATTTGACACGGCTACCTTGGCGGCTGTGGACCGTAAGAAGTTTGTCGAGCAGATCGCCCCCGCGATCATCGGCAACAAGTCCAACGTCACCGAGTTCCTCAACGCCGTCGGCCCAGAGGGTACGCAGTTGGTACGCTCGGCCTTCTTGGACAGCTTCACCAACGCTGCGCTCAAGAACGACGTCTTGGACCCCAAGGCGGCTGCCAAGTGGCTCAAGAAGAACGAAGGCGGCGTCTCGCTGGTGCCGGGCCTGCGCGACGAGTTGCAGACTGCAACTACTGACGTGCAGCAACTGATTGCCCAGCGCAGCCGTTTAAACGCCGAGTTTCAACGTGTGGCGGGCGATCAGATCATCACCGCCGAGGGCATGGGCAGCGCGCAGGACTTGGTCAATAAGATGTACGGCGACGTCAAGTTCACCAACAAGTTCATGCAGCAGTACGGCGCGAACAAGGATTCGGTTAACGCTGTGCGGTCGTTCATGCTGGACGACCTGGTGTCTTCCAAAGACCCTATCGCTGCGCTGTCCGACCGAAACAACGCTGCGGTGTTCAACCGCGTGTTCGGCCCGACCTACGCTCAAAAGGTGCAGGACTTTGTGACCGTGTCGGACCGCTTGAACAAAGACATTACCAACGTGCCGTTCAGGGGCGAAACGCTGCCAAAAACAGGTTTTGAAATGATGACGGGTTTGCCGCCCGAGCAAGTGTTGTCACGCATATACAACCCTGTGTCTGGCATGGTGTATGCGGTTACGTCTACCTTTAGCAAGTTTTGGGCAAAAAAAGCGTCGGAGGCCACCGAAGCGCGGCTCAAAGAGCTGTTGCTCAACCCCAGCGACGCTGTCAAGGTTTTCCAGGCTGTCCAACCCCGCGCCGCAGGGTTTGATCAGAAGAAGATTCAAGACGCTATTGACGTCGGTCGCAAGTACGGCATCCAGTGGGTCGCCGATGCTGCGCAAGACGCTGCCACTGGCGCTGCTCGCGGTGCAGTGCAACAACCACAGGAGTAAGCCATGCTTGGACTTGACGCGCTACTGAATGTCGGCGGTAAGCTGATCGACAAACTGATCCCTGATCCGGAGGCCAAGGCCAGAGCCACGGCTGAACTGGCCAAGATGGCGCAGGACGGTGAGCTGGCCAAGATGGCCAACGACACCAAGCTGTTTGAGACCGAGCAAAACAACCTCACAGACCGCTTAAAAGCAGATATGGGGTCTGACTCTTGGTTGTCTAAGAACATCCGGCCCATGACGCTGCTGCTGATCCTTGGCGGGTACTTTACGTTCGCCATGATGAGCGCCTTTGACTACGACACCAACAAGTCGTATGTTGAGCTGCTTGGGCAATGGGGAATGCTGGTGATGAGTTTCTACTTTGGCGGTCGTACGCTGGAGAAGATCATGGACATGAAGTCTGGTAAGAAGGAAGAAAAGTGATCACCGCTGAACAACTCAAAGAGCTGCACATCGACGACGCTTGGCTGGAGCCGCTGAACGAGGCGTTCCAGCGCTATGAGATCAACACACCTTTGCGGATGGCGGCATTCATCGGCCAGTGCGCCCATGAATCTGGCAACTTCAAGACCCTGCAAGAAAACCTGAACTACAGCGCCGAGGGTCTGTGCCGTGTATGGCCCAGCCGCTTTCCAACGCTGGAGGCCGCAAAGCCCTACCACCGCGACCCCGACAAGATCGCCAACAAGGTCTATGGCGGGCGCATGGGCAACGGCACCGAAGAGACTGGGGAAGGCAGCTTGTACAAAGGGCGCGGCCTGATCCAGCTCACCGGCAAGGACAACTACACCCTGTGCGGAGACGCCTTGGGTGAGGACTTCATCCACAGCCCCGATCTAATCTTGTCCCCCAAGTACGCCTGCCTGAGTGCGGCCTGGTACTGGAACAAGCGCGGACTGAACAAAGAAGCCGACGCCAAAGACTACACCGCCATGACCAAGAAGATCAATGGCGGTGTCATCGGCCTAGACGACCGCATCAAGCACATCACACACGCTTTAGAGGTGCTGTCTCATGCTTATTGAGCGTGGGTTTGACGTTCGGGTGGGCGCGGCTGTAGATGCCGAACTGCTTGTACGCAATCAGTGCGTTTTCTTTCGTGCGCGATCCAAGTTTCTTAATCGTGCCTACGCTCTTACCCAGCTGGCGCTGAGTCTCCACAAACTCGGTGGCAAGCTGCGACGCGCTCTTGCCGTCAACGCCCTTGGCCCTGAAAACGTGGTCTTTCATGAACATGCTGTCGCGTGGGTTGCTGGCCCACAGGAAGGGCGAGTTGGGATGGCATTTACATTTCATAGTCCTAGCTCCTGCAAGGCTGCTTGCAGACCAGTCAGCCCACCAACACGTTGACCTTGGATAAAGATCTGGGGCATTTGCTTGGCTTCGGGGTACTGCTGAGTGAACACATACTGGATTCCAACATCATCGCAATCCATCTCGGTGTAGCCGATGCCTTTGCTGTCCAGCAGCCGCTTGGCTGTCACGCAGTTGGGGCAACCGCTTTTTGTGTAGATCACGATTTGCATGGCTGCTCCTTCAATGTTGCGAAAATACTTTTACCGCAGCGTTTGCATTCGTAGATGTAGAGGTTGGGTGTGCGGTACTTGATGCCGAAGTTGCTCGGCTCCCAGCGGTGTTTACATTCAGTCATTTGCGTAGTACCTTTCATCGCCTTGGCAATAGTCATCTTTTACTGCCTTGATTTTTTTGGGCTGAAGTCTTGCACGCTCATCAGCACGGGCAAGGGCAACCAGTGCGTTAACCGCCCGCCGTGACTCAGCCAGCGCATCGCTCAGGATTTCCACTTGCCTGTTGGTGGCATCGAGTTCGGCTTGCAGGTCAGGTGCTGCAAGCGCCTTACGCAAGGCTCGCAGGATATGTCGCATTGCAGGGCTTGAAGTGAAGTCGCCCTCCTCAATCATTGCGTCTGCTTCTGGATGCCAAATAAATTCCCCGTCAGCCGTAACGCGCAGCGCCTCATTTGTGCCAAGAGTTACTTTTTGAATTTCGTCTTTCATTTCTTTTCCCTCAAGCATGAACAGGTGTACCCGCTGCTGTCATAACCAAGGCCGTGGCAGTAGGGGCAATGCTCGTCAGTCACCGCTGGCGGCACGCGAGCGAATAGATTCTTGATGTAGTTGATAAAGTGCTTCATTTGTTACCTTTTCTAATGTGGTGAATCGGTGCATATTGGCGCAAAGATACCGGCGGCGCGTGGCGCCATCGGATCTTTTGCGTGTCTCCAGCACCTCGGTGTAAGTCCCGCAAACCGGACACTTCATTGCTTCTTCTCTGCTGGCGGCGGCGTCATCTTCTCGGACGGTGGCGACCAGCCCCACCTGCGCCAGGTGGCCTGAACGTCAGCCCCGCTGGTCCACTTGAAATCTTTGTTCGGTACTGATGGATAGATCATTTTTTGCTCCTTCGATTACTAAGTGCCGGTAGGCACGGATTGCTGTCTTCAAGTCCGCTCTCAGACTCTTGATCAGCTCGTCTTGCTCAGACAACGCTTTCGCGGCGTCTCGGGCAAACTTGGCGGTGTTGTGCGCTTCCCACGCAGCGAACCGGTTCATGCTTTGGTGGCCAGCGCCATCAGCTCGGCCCTCTCTCTAGCCACGCGCAGCGTGTTGTAGCGCTGGTGCAGACGCTCGATCACCTTGACGCGCTTGGCGCCGCTCATCTCGGAGTCCAGCAGCGCCTTGACATCCACCTCCGGCAGCAGCGCCAGCACCTCGTTAAGTTTTCGCCATGTGTAGCTCAATTTTTTTCTCCAGTTGTTCAATCAGGTTGGTCGTGCGATCGTGCGAGCGCTGGGCTGCGTTGAGCTGGCGCGTCTTGTGCCGCAGCTCGGACTTGGCCGCTCGCAGTTTGGCTTTCCATTGGTCGATTCGTTTCATTTGAGTGCCTCCAAGGCAATTTGAGATAGAGAAAGTTTGTCATGAAGCGCGGCCCAGATTTTATGATCGACGGTCTTGTCGGTCAGAAACACGTAACACCACACAGGACTCTTTTGGCCTGACCGGTGCAGACGACCAAGGGTCTGTTCGTATAACTCCAGACTCCACGGCAGTGACAGAAACACCACATGACAGCCTCCGTGTTGCAGGTTAAGACCGTGTCCGGCTGACTTAGGGTGGACGGCAAGGAGAGCGACTTCGCCTCGGTTCCAGCGCTCAATTGCTCCAGCATCATCGAGCGTGACAAGCCTGGCAAACCGGCGCTTAAGCTCGGCAAGTTCTTCTTGGTATTGATAGACAAGCAGGGTGTTGGCATGTTGGTTCTCGTCGAGCAGTTCTTCAAGGCGATCAAACTTATGCGGCGACAGCCAGATCGGGCCGTTGTCGGAGTACAGGAAACCAGACGACATCTGCTGTAATTTCTGCGTGACGACAGCCGCGTTGACCGCCACCACGTCGTCCAGCACGAAGTCTTTCTTCATCTTGTTGTAGTCGGCCATGTCCATCTTGCAGCTCACCTCAACCGTGTGCAGGGGCGGCAGCTTGTCTTTGTACTCACCTGGCTCCAAGACAAACGTCGCGGGTTTGATGCGCTGCATGACCAGCTCAAGCGATCCTTTGCGCGGCTGCCAGTCGCCGAAGTCCTTGTTGACCAGCGTGAAGTATTGCTGCATGAACGCGCCCTTGGCGCGGCCCAGCAGCGTCTGGTCCACGATCTTGCACTGACCGAAGACGTCCTCAAGACCGTTGCTGGTGAAGCTGCCCGTCAAGCCCCAACGGATGCCGACGTCGCCAATCACTTTGTTGAGCGCCTTGAACCTGGCGCCTGACGGGTTCTTCAGCTTGGTCAGCTCGTCGAACACGATGGCGTTGATGTGCGCCAGGTTCTGCTCGGCCAGCCACTGGATATTGTCGTAATTGCTGACGATGATCTGAGCACCGGACATGAGGGCCGCTTTACGCTGCGCTGGCGTGCCCACGGCCACGGCCAGAGTGCAGCCTGGCGCCCACTTGGGCTGCTCGACTGGCCACACGTCGGTGCAGACGCGCTTGGGTGCGAGCACCAAGAAGCGCATGGCGTAGCCGTCCTTCAAGATAGCTTGCATGGCCGTCAGCGTGATGGCTGTCTTGCCAGCACCAACCGGAGCCAAGATCATGGCGCGGTCGTGCTCGTACAAGAAGTCGGCAGCCGTCTCTTGATATGGCCTTAACTCCATTGCGCTGCCATCGCGTCAGCGATGCCCTCATAGGTCTTGCTGCGCAAGCGCCAGCGGTCTTTGCTGGGCGGCAGTTTGTTCTGGCCGCTGTCTGTCTGGTTGGCCCAACGAGGCTTGCCATCCACCATGCGCGGCGCGATCATTTCGGTCGGGCGTAACAAAGGCAGGTTCTTGAGCCACAAGCACGTTTTCTTGCTGGCGTCATGGCCGAACTGGTGCGGCTGAATGATCTGGTCGGGCTTGCGGATGCGTGAGCTGATCACGCTCACGGGGTTTTCAATGGCAATCTTGTCAATCGGCGCATCCATGAACAGGCGCACGAAGTCCAGCGCGTCTTCGGTCAGCTTAGGGTCGCGCAGGCCGCGTGTGGTCCAGTGCATACCGCTGACCGACAGATACGTGCAGGGCGGGTGTGCGATCAGCAAGTCCCACTCTTGGTCCAGCAGTTCACGCACGTCGCCTTGGTGGTGCGGCCCCGGCTGTTCGCTGGGCAGCAGATCGCACGACATAGCGAAGTGACCCCGCGCACGAAAGGCGTCGCGTACAGCGCCGCTGGATTCACAAGCTATTAAGATTCTCACGCAGCCACCCATCTATTTGTTCTTTGTTCCACAGACACACATATTTCTGATTCATCAGCGCCATGTCACTGGCGAAGACCTTCTGTAACTCCGACAGCCTGCCACCCTCGGTCTTGACCTCAACAAACCATGTCTGGCCGTTGGGCAGGCACACGATCCGGTCGGCCACGCCGCGATGCGCAGGGCTGGTG